TATTACCTAAGCCACCAGATGTTCCAGAAGTTCCCATAACATCATTAGTAGCAACCCATGATCTTAATCCACCAGCTACTCTTGCTGCTGTTGCTGAACCTGTTACTTCAGCATTGTTAGAAGTAAGAGAGGCTTCTAAATCTCTCTTTAGTTCTTTTGCTTTTTTAGCTATTTGATAAGCTATTTCAGATGCTCTGCCAGCTTTATCGACTGCTTCCTGCGTACCTGTAATTACAATAACTTTGTCCATAATTTGACAAGAGTTAGATAATCTAGTTGTTGCAGTAATAGCGTCAGCTGTTGCTTCATCACCTTCGATAACTTGGTTATTTGTGACTGCTGCTGCCAAACTGTCAGTTTGCCATTCGTGTAGAACTGCAGTTGCTTTTGTTTTAGCTGCAGAACTTAGAAATGGCGTGTCAGTTGGCGAGATGTTATAAATAACATCTGACAGATCTTCACGTTCACCAATGGAATCATACGTATCAAACGTATTTGTTGGTTGTGCCATTGTTTATTTCCTTTGTTGTTGAGATTTAAGATTAATCATGTCAAGCAAAGCGTTCTGAGCATCTTTAAGATGTCCAGTTTTCTTTAATCGACCGATTTTATTTCTTATGTTCTCTCTACCTGAACCAGTACCTGATTTTGCGACACCAGCTTTTACAACTCTAGGAGCATTCGCTACCTTCTTCTGTGCTATAGGTCTTTTATCTTTAACAGATTTATAACTCATAGCATCTCTAATCACCATTAAGAAACGATGATCAGCAAGATTCCCAATTTCACCATCATTAAAACCATAACTTCGTAACGATGTACGCATATTGGTTTTGAATTGATCGGTTTTATCGGGATCGCTGTACTCTGGTATTTTCGCTGCTGCTAATTGTCTTTGTGCGTCAAGGTACTCACCATATTGTTTTTGGTAAGCATCATTAGCTTTAGACTTCATGCCATCAATCTGTCTTTGTTGTTCTCGTAACTGGTAGTCCAGTTTAGCCGCAGATGTGGGATCTTCGTCATAAAGCCTTTGAAGGTCTTTACTACCTTGTTGCTGCCTGATGAAACCATCAGCAGTTGCAATCATGTCGTTTAGTTCTGATAAACGAGTGTCATAAGTTTGACGCAAACTACCCTTTTCAGCTTCAAGATCTTTTTTCTCTAAACCTAAAGTGTGAGTTTTTTGTCTATAATCCGAGTCTCTTGAATAACCTGCTTTCAGTTCATCGAGGCTAACCTCTAACTCTTGACCTTGTACTTTGACTCGGTGGAGTTCGGGTTCCTCTGTAGCTGTTTGCGTTTCTTCTTCGATGTCGGTATTTTCAGTAGCTTCTTCTTTTGGAGTTCCTTCAGACTCTGGTTGACTCTTTTCAGAAGATTCCTCTTTGATCTTTGGAGGTTGCTCTGATGGTTCTGCTTTTTTTTCTGGTTCTGATTGTCCTACTTGAGGATTCAGCAATCCAGAAATTTTTTCAGCAGCACCATGAACAGTTTGTTCTTGTGCCATTGTAACGTTCCTTTCGTTGGGGTTAACGTATGATGAGCTCCCGTAAGGGTTAGCTCTTATTTAAAAGCTCAAGATCTTTTTGAGCTAGTTTTCCACTTTCCATGATAGTCTGTAAATGTCCTCTGATTTTATCGACCATATTATAAGCCATCCAAAGGGATCTACGTTTATCATCGTCAGTAAAACTTGTATAAAAAATCTCTTGTTTATAAGTTTCTAAGAGATCTTCAAATGCCTGTTTCAGCAGGGGATCGTTTAGGAGAACCTGGGCTCTCTTTCCCTCCCTGACCTGTGTTTCTATTTTGTCCATCATTAAAGAATTGTTGTTGTCCTTTTACAATCTCTTTCATTAAATCACCAGATTTATTTAGATCTGCTTCTTCTAACATACTTCTACGTTTAAGTTCAAGCTCATCTATCTTAGATCCGTATTTAAGTTCTAATTCTTTAATCTTTATTTCAAAATCAAGTAATTGTTGTCTCATTCTGCCTTCAATTTCTTTTAATGTTACATTGGCATTAAGTTCAGCTCTTTGATTTTCACCCTGTACCTGAGCTAATGTAACTTTTTCAAACTCAGTAGGTGGTTTAGGCGGAAGTTGAGGCATTTGTGCAGCACCAACATCAGGATCCATAAAGTATGGTTCTATCCCGTTGAGTCCTGCATTTTCAATTAATTTCTTTAAACTATTATATATATTCCTTAGATTAACCATTGGACCAAATGTATTTTGTTGTAAGTTTATTGCTTGCATTTGTCTTTCCAATATAGCGTTTAACAGAATAAGTTGTTGTTCTTTTGATCCTGTACCAAGACCAACCTGAACAGTAACATTAACTCTGTCTTTCCATTCATAAGGTCTCATTGGAATATATTTTCCTCGTATTCTTACTATCTTTTCTTTTTGTTGATACTTGCATACCAACTCAAACATTTTTAAGGCTAGATCTTTTACACCTGTTTCAGCAAAGATTCTGGCGATTAACTCCATTCTCATTTGTGATTGTGTTAGAATTTGGTTTTGTCCAGTCGCTGTTTTATTTAGTGTATTAGAATCTAGCCCTTGAGATTGTCTGGTAATTCCTGTTCTAGTTTCCTTGACGGAATCCAGATAACCCAACATTGCTGTAGCTTGTTCTGTAAGAGGTTGCATCGGAAGAGGCATCATTACATTTTGAGGTGGTTGTTTAGTTCTTACTATTCCACCAGGGCGATTGGTTAATAAATCATCCATCGCCACTTGTCCATCTTGGACAGCTACTCTATTGTTATTAGTTAGATACATGTTATCTAACATTTGTCTCATAACAGTAGATTTAATAAGTTGTATATCTTCTACAAGTTCAGATACAGATCTTCCATGAAATCTGTGTGGCATGATAACAGGAGTCATGGAAACAAATGGATAGTTATCCACTTCTTCCATATCTATCATTTTACCTGTTCCTGATCCTGCAGTTGTAATCTTTAATAATTCTGCTTTGCCATCTTCATTAACATCTAACTTGATGTAGCACTCATAGATTAAGATATCATTTGTACTTTTATCACCTTCACTAGCTCCGTGTGAGAAGTCTACATTTTGGTGTCTTACAAATTTATCTTCTGTGAAAAAGTCGGTATCACCTGTTGGTAAACCATCGACAAGATCTTTATCATAGCCCATTTCAACAAGTTCTGTTCTTGTTTTATTGGTTCTATGACATACGAAATTTGCAGAATTAATATCTTTACTTCGTCTTGAAATTAAAAATTCTTCTGGAGGAACTGGTTCAATTCTAACCTGTCCGTATAATCTTGTTCTATGAATGACTACATCATGGAGAGTTAATTTATCTAACTCTTTTCCTTTTTCGTCTAAAATCGGTTCTTCGTATTCTGAATGATTTTTAACTTTAACTTCTGGATCAGCAACAAGATCATTAAATTCATCTTCAGATGATCTTGTATATTCTTCTCTTTCAGTTTTATTAGAATCATCCCAATAAACTTTTAGAATTCCATTCTTCTGTATTAAAGCATCCTTAAATGCTGAATAAAGAGCTAGGAATCCTGAGTTCTCTTTATAAAATATGTAATTAAGGTAGTCAGAACATTGACGTGCCATTTCATCGTCTTCTGGTCCCGTACCTTCGCAACTAAATACATTGTCTCCTGAAGTAAAAATTCTCATTAAGGAAGGCATGAGACTTTCTACTGTATCGAGTACATCATTAGATATTACCTGAGAACGACCTTCTTGTTCGTTCCCTAAAGGCATACCTAAATAATACTCTAGAGATTTTTTTCTCCGAGCAACTAATTCACCACCAATAAAACCTGATGCGTTATGTATTTCTCTACTTAAAACTGCTAATATATCTTTTTCTGATTTCATACTATGTATCTTGTATCCACTTTAATTGGTTTTTCCCATTCACTTACATCAATTGGATCATGTACAGCTCCGTATCTTAATGCGTCTGCTGCATGTGAACACCAATCGTGTAGTGGTTTATTTTTAAAAACCTGATTCTTATCATCCCATTGTTTACGATATTGTCTGATAGCATCTAAACCTATTTTACATTTAACTCTATCAATATAACAATTCGGTAACATATTTCTCACAGATTCTATTCCATGATCAATTTCTAATTTAGGAGCTACTTCAAAATCTATTCCTAATTCGTTTGCTACTTCTAATCTAGATTTTCCAGTTCCTAATTCTCTTGCCATTATGTCATGTGGAGCTATATGACGTTCATAAGCATAATCTTTTTCTTCAAGTTTATCTGCATAGTGTGCCAATGATTCTCCTGAAGTTTCGTAATAATCTATTAGGTGTATTTCCTCCCCAACTCGTTGAGCAAACCAAATTGCTGTTGAGTCTCCTATACCTAAATCCCACCACGTCTCTACACCTACGTTGTTATCCACAGGCACGGAGCAGATTCTTCCATCATTATCTGCTTTCGTTATTAATCTTCCATAATAACTTCCTGAGACCGCTGCAGTAAATGAACATTCGAACTCTTGTTCGTATTGTTCTTCGGTCATTATAGAACGTGCCTGAGCCAGCTCCTCGTCTGGAATCACCTTGGTATCTGATGCTCTATACATCTTACCCATCCAGTCTTTATGACCACGCTGAGCAAAATCGTAGACTTCCCAGAATTGATTATGTCCCATTGGTGTTCCAATAAACATAACCCATCCTAGTTTATCGGATATTGCAGGTCGGACAATTTCTGTCCATACCCTAGGCGACATAATCGCATATTCATCCATGACAACTCCATCAAAACCCATTCCTCGGATACTGTCAGGATTATCTGCACCAAATATTTGAATTCGACTTCCGTTAAATAAATCTGTTCTTAATTCAGTTTCGTTTCTATTGCCTCCTAAATACATTAGA